AAGATGGGAATGTGTTCTCGAAAACTTCTGCAGAAAAGCCGGAGTCTTCAAGCTGAATCTTCACAGACTCAGACTCTCCCTTTAGCGAGGTCAGCCCAACAATCTCTGCGCCGCCCTCAACCAAATCGTCAAGCGCGTCAATGACATAAGACGGGCAATCATCGCTAAGGATTGCATCCGCGTTTACCAGCACCACATTTTTCTTTCCTGATTGCTGATTCTGATTCATAGTAGGATTTGGCTTCCCTTCAAGCTGATCCGCGCCCTGATCAGGCTTCTGGCTATTTGCCCCGTCATTTCCGTTTCCTCCGTCAGTTCCTGGCTTGCCAGGCGCTGGCTCTCCGCCCTCTGGCGGCGTGGGGTTGTCGGGATCTCCAACCTTGCCCTTTAGGTAAAGCTCGTAATACCTAAGCGGCATGTAGCCAAGCGGGCTCGGCATCCATACCTCATCACCCATGACGCCGACGCCTTCCTGCCCGCGCTCCTTGAGCGCGTCGTTGAGGCGAAGCCATGGGAGGCCAGCAAGCGCGGCCTTGTAATAGTCAGCGACAGTCTGCGCGGACTCGCGGCCCACGTCGGTGTAGACGAAGCGAAGGTTCTTGTCATAAAGCCAAACAATCTCCCTCGTAATGTAGTCCGCAATAAGTTCGCAAAGCGGCGCGATGCCGTTGTCGGCGGTAAATGCAGCGCCGTACTCGGACGTGCTCTTGTTCACATCAAAGTTAAGCCCAATGTCCTGCGGTTGTACGCCAAAGACTGCGCAGATCTTTCTGGCAAGGTAAACCTGCCACTCCATGAACTGCATGTCTCTGTTTGATTGGGCCATTGGAATCCACTTCACGCCCTTGCCGCCGCCCGTGATAGCGGTCTGGCTCTTGCCAGCGATTTCACCTTCCCAATAGTTTTTGAACGCATCGACTTGATCTGGTCGAACGCCCTCTCCGAGGTCAATGATCCCCGGAGGCGTAGCCTGCTCAACAATGTTGTTGTTGTATTTGGCAGCACGAAGGTCCGCTTCAATGGTTTCCGCAAGCACCTCAAGTGGTGAAAGGCCAAGCGGGGAATAGGTAACTCTATTCCCAACGATAACAACCATCTCCTCGTTAAGATATTCTGAAATAATCTTTCCGGTCTCATCGTATTCAAAGTATCTAGGCTTCTTTAGGTTTGTCCCATCCCAATCAGGATCAAACGCAATTCTCGCCCCATCTTTTGGCCAAAGGTTCTTAATTGGCCGAACGGCGCGTCCAGCCTTTGAGCCGACGGTGTATTCTTTCTCAATGCATCCTTGATCGAGAACAAGAATGTCCTCGACAATCGGCTCGATAAACGATCGCCACGAGTCGAGTCTTGTATTTGGATCGCGCAAAAGGTTCTTGACTATTTGAACATTTGTTTCATTTATTTCGCCGTTTCCGTCAATGCTCACAATGTCCCACTTGGCGCGGCTGATCTGCTGACGACGAAGATTAATTGCAGATCTGATCCATGGGTTTGTTCGAGACCACTTGCGCAGCTGATTTACCGATCGCTTCTGAACGGTACCTTTTCCGGCGCCGCGCGCATATGGCTGCGCGTCGTAATTCGGAATAAGAATAGCGTCTTTTATTGCTTGAACATCTGCGCTTTGCTGATCGGTCGCAGCGCGCTTAACGCGCTCCCAAGGCATCATTACCACGAGTCTTGCTCCTTCGGCTTTCTCGTTCTCCAGGAACGAATTGCGCTAGAGACCGCCATGCCATCAAGGTCTTGATTGACAATCTTTCTAGCCTCTGTGTAATTAAAAGGTATCAAACGCACTCCGTCAACTATACCAACTCCTTTGAATGACGGGAGCCTACCCCACCATTTTGGAACCACGAAGCGACCATCCTCAAATTGCAGCTCAATGCTTTCGCTAACTTCAAGCACTCTCGTCTTCGCCTTCCTCGTTATCTTCCGCCTCTGTCTTGTCCCCCATGGCAATCATTGCGATCTCGAGACCGGCGTAATCGGCCATGTTAACTGGGTTTTCTTTGCGGAAAGTTTCCCAGAAGCCATCGTACTCTTTATCGTCGGCATCTTCCAGCCTAGCGAGTTCTTCTTCGACGTGGCGCTGGTATTTGATTTGCTGAGGAACGCTGCGCTTAACCCTCGAAAGCACTTTGTGGCATTGCGCGCAGACCGAGTATCTTTTTTGCCCTTTTGCTCTTGGGACCATTGGCTCCGGTATTAGGTCCTGCTCGGCGTGCTCTTCGCCGACCATGATTGTACAGAGGGCGCAGCGAGGATGGGCCCTGTGTATCTCCTCATACCTCCGCATGACGGGGGCAAGGGTTTTCTGGACCCTGCGGATAGCCAGAACAATGTCAAGAATTCCGCTCTCGGCATCGTTTAGCTCTAGGCACAATCGGCATTTTACAGCAGTCTCTTCACACATGCCAGCATTATACAAATGACGTAAATGCTAGTCATTGACACGCTATGGTAGATTCATGTAGGAAGCAAAAGTCTTGCAATAATCAAGATCAGAGGGGATGATTCGATAGTGCTTATACGGGACTATCTGCTGACACCGGTGTCTACCAGGGGTTTCCGTGGGCCTGTCGGCGGCCTAAAGAATTGGGGGTTTGACCTTGGACTTTAAGATTTACACTAATGCCCTGAAGGCATATGAAACCGGCGACGGCGAACGCTACGTCAGCGGAACAACCTCTTCTACCATTAGAGACCTTCATGGGGACGAGATGTCGCTTGATGCGCTAAAGAGCATGGCAGACACTGCCCGACAGAATATGACCGTATTTCTTAATCATAACTACAATGTCCCCGAAGACCTTTTTGGCTCTGCCATGGACGCTCAGATTGTCAAGAGATTTGACGAAGAGACCGGCCAGGAGGTCTATGACCTTGACCTGAACATTAGGGTCGTCAATGAGGACGAGAATCCAGAGGCGCTTCGCGCATATCGCGCAATCAAGCGCGGAGTCAAGCTTGGGCTTTCTATCGGCGCAAGAGTGGAAAAGGCGCGAAGGAAGTCGGCGGATGGCGACAAGCCAGAGTCAATTCTTATTGAGAAGGTAAGACTGCTTGAGGCAAGCGTTGTTGGCATTCCGGCCAATCAAAGATCATATCTTCAGAACGCAGTAAAAAGCCTTAAGTCTGGAAGCGTCGACATCGAAGAGCTCGAGAGCATAATCGTTGAGGAAGAGAAGGCCAACAATAGTTTCCGAGTTGGAGATTACGTTAGCTGGTCATCCAGCGGCGGTCCAGCAGAAGGAAAGATTGTTAAGATTGTCAGAAACGGAAAACTTAGTGTTCCAAATTCTTCTGTAACGGTTTCCGCTGAAGAGGGCAATCCAGCAGTACTTATTCGCGTATACAGAGACGGAAAGCCAAGCGATGTCCTTGTTGGACACAAGATGTCTACGCTCAGAAGGGCAAAGGCTCCTGCTTCCGCCAACATTGACGAGCTGAGCCTGAAAGCATCAGAAATTATCGACTCAATTAAGGCGCTTCCAATAGAGGGGGAGACCGCGGCGGCAGCTAAGCCGCTTGTTGATGCGCTTGCAAAGCTTCTTGCTGATTCGGCAACTCTTTATGTCAAAGCGCAGGGAGCTCACTGGAATGTCGTTGGGCCAGACTTCACTCAGTACCATGAACTTTTTGGAGAGATCTACGACGATGTCTACAAGTCTCTTGATCCAATTGCTGAGAACATTAGGAAGCTGAACGCGCCTGCACCGGCAGAGCTGCGAGAGCTTGCGCTTATGGCCTCGGCAATGCCAGTTGCTGACGACTACGATCCGGAGAGCCTTGCGTCCGCACTTTATGCGGCCAACGAGCTCGTTCTTAAGAGCATTATGAACGCCTTCGCTGAGGCAAACAGGGTGAACGAGCAGGGAATTGCAAACTTCCTTGCAGAGCGTCAGGACGCGCACCAGAAATGGTCCTGGCAGCTTCGATCCTCCCTTGCCGAAGAAGAAGAGGACACTGGCGCTGGCGGGATTGATGTCGAAGACACCGGAGAAGAGATGGACGACGAGACGGAGAAGTCCGCAAAGTCATCCGTTCAGTTCGGTGACTTTGTTGCCTGGCAGAACACCGACGGACCCGGCGGGTACGGCGAGGTTGAGCAGGTTGTCAAGGAAGGTTCTGTCGTTGTTCCAAAGACAAACGAGGAAGTGGCGGCAGTCCCAAATGATCCGGCAATTTTGGTGCGCATCTGGGCGCAAGAATCTGAGGGTAAGTACAAGCCAACCGGGGAATTCCTCGGCCTTCTCACCTCTATGGTTAAGAAGGTCAAGGGCCCAGGCGAGGGCGCCGAGGGCGCACCAAGTCAGACTGCCACCCAGATTCCGGGTCTTGAGATTCTCCCACCTGGCAAGGTTCCAGGCGGGGCAAGTTCACAGGAGAAGTCAATGGATATCGAAGAGAAGAAGACCCGTGTGACCGTAACGGTCAGCACGGACGGTGAAGAGAAGCAGCCAGCTGCCGCATCTGTTGCCCCCTCCGCTCCGGATGCGGCAGCCGCGGACTCCGAAGAGAAGCCTGAGGAAATCAAGGCTTCTGCCGACGGAGAGGTAGATGGCGAAGTAACTGAGAAGGTCGAGGACGAGGCGGAAGTCGCCGAGGAAAAGCCTGTCGATGCAAACATCGAGGCGCTTCAGGAGCTCGGCGCTGAGCTCGTGACTGGCGAAGCCGAAAAGTCCGTCGCCGATGAATCGCCCGCACAGCCAGAAATGGCCGAGGCGGTTGTTAATGTCGAGACCGAGGCCGCTTCCTTTGAGGAAGTGGAGTCGATCGCGAAGTCAGCTCTCGATGCAGCCAATGCTGCTCAGGAGGAGGTTGCAGCCCTTGCGGCTAAAGTGACCGAGCTCTTTGAGTCGAAGGCCAAGGTCGAAGGGGATCTTGCGAAGGCGCTCGATCTTATTGATCGCATTAGCGATCTTGGGATCGGTCGAAAGTCCGTCGACAAGAGTACACAAAGGGTCAATGTTAAGGCCGCCGAGCGCGCGCCTTGGCTTAGCCCATATGTTCAGCGCGTCCTTGAGGCGCAAGACGAGGAGTAAAAATGTCTGAAGTACGAGAGAAGTTGGATGACGTCGCGAAGGGCCTAGACTCCCTTAACGGCGCTCCGATCGGTCGAGATCTCGATGTCGAGAAGAAGTCCGATTTTGATCCCGCTGAGGCCTATGCAGTGCAGCGCGAGCTTCGCAAGAAGTTCTCAAAGATGACTGCAACGGAACTCAACGAGATGCTTGATGTTCAGGCTTCGCGTGAAGTTGGGAAGCAGGCAGACGCCGGTCTTCTCAATCAGCTCGCGATGTCGAACCCACAGATTGCGAAGGCACTTGATAGCAGCGGTGGTTCGGCGCTTATCCGCCAGGACCTCGAGCCAATCCTTTACAGCCTGTTTGTTAAGAAGTTCCCATTCTTTGAGCGCATCCGCAAGGAGCCTGCAAACGGCCTCGTGCACGCGTTCAATCAGCAGACCGCCTACGGCGACGCAGCCTTCCAGACGGAGACTGGCACCGTGACGGACGACACCGCGACGTACAGCCGCCAGACGACCAATGTGGCCGTTCTTGCGACCCGCCGTGGTATCACGCT